TACTACTAATACCCCCCAAATTTTGGGTAGTCTGACTACTTAAATTTTGGGTAGTCTAACCCCCCATATTTTGGGTACTCTTAATCTTATTAACATTAGCTTTAGATCCCATTAAAAAGTAATAATTTGCAGACTTACGCCTATAAATCTTTAAATAACCATATTTGATAAGCTCAGCCTTACAATTTTGAAGTGTATTAGTAGATATGCCTAATTTTTGCTTTAAATTGCTATTTCTTAAGGTCCTAAAGTTCTCAGATAATGATTTAATGTAAATATATAATAACTTAGCATTATTGCTTAAATTAACGTCTAAAATGACGCTATTTGGTATTATTGAAAAGCCTTTCCTATTCCTCTGCATAGATTACCCAAATTCTAAGTAGTCTTAATATACCCTTAAATTAACTATTGCAATAGTGTACAAAAAGTGTATAACTTTAGTATGTTAACGAATCAAAAGAAAGGAAAAATATGAAAATAATAAATTATCCTGAAATGACAGTTGATGATTTAATTACTGTTGGTGCATACTATGAAGCTAATAAAAAAAAATTTAAGCAACAAAAATTAGCTAAAGATTGTTATGAATTTATAAATAAATTTATTGATAATCAAATTAAAGGAAAAGCTGAGTTACAGCCTAAAATTGGATTGTTTTATAAAAATTTAGATTATCAACATAACATTAATTTTATAAATGCTAGTTCTCAAGACAAACAAAAGTTTATTGATTGGATTAATAAATTTACTTCTAATAGGGTTAAATTAATTAATCGTAATAATAAAAAATTTTGTAAATACTCAGATAATAATTTAAGAATAATTTACAAATAAAAGGAAAATATAAAATGACAATGATAATACTTGATACAATTGTGCGATTCATACCTGTAGCATTAATCGCTTATATAGTTCTAACGAAAGGAAACTAATGGATAAGCATTTATTATTAATCATATTGGTAGGCTTAGTGTTTGCCATTTGGGAATACATAAAATATAAGAGACAAAAGGAATTAGATGAAAGATTGCAAAAGCACCTTTGGAAATACTTTAACGAAAAGCATTGATCTTAAGGAGCTAGAAAAACAAACCTGCCTTAACATCCTTGTAGTAAAAGGTATCATTTATCGAAGCTATAAAAATAAAAGGCTTGGCAAGAAAGGAATAAAATTACTGAAATGATAGATTTAATTTTAATAATTATATTTATTATTTAAATTTTTTTAAATAATATTCTCCAAAACCAAGATCTAAATATTGATATACAAGTAAATATTAATGCTATTTGAAAGCTATCACTAACTGTTGGATGTAAATCAAACAAAGGAAAGATTAACAACTGAATAAGGGTAGCTAATAATAATCCACTTCCAACATCAATAATGCTTTCAATTAAACTCCGCACATTCCCTCACATTCATTATTAAACATATCTATTTGTTTAGATTTGTCATCTTTTTTAAATTCTACTTGGTCTAAAGGTATGCAAGATCTATGTAAAAATAATTCATCTCTAATATTCCTTGATCCAGTTCTAATTTTTTTATCAAATTCAACTGCATCAGCAAATTCTGCAACCCTTTCAGTTTTCATGAAATGCCAATAAGCATCATTATGATAAGGACAAACAATACAAGCAGATTTTTCAGGTAAGATATAATTATTTTTTTTTAACCAATTTATGCAATCTTTTCTTGACATTTTCATTTCTATTAAAGGATGTCTATTAAGAATATATTTATCTCTTGCAGGTTTCATTCTCATTATCTCATCCATAGAAATACCTATCCATTGCTCAACATATTTATCTTTAGGAAAATGTTTACCTTTTTCTACACCACATAATTCTCTAATCTTTTTTCTAATAGGTTGAATCTTATAATCATTGGTACATTGCCTTCTCAACATACCCTTTTTTCCTGTTTCTGCACTTTTAGTAAAAAAAGGAGCAGTAGGAAATCTAGTTCCGTTAGTAATTGAGTTTAACATATCGTCTTTAATGTTTCCCTTACGAACAATATGAACAGGATATGGTAAAATAGAAGTTAGATAGTCTAAATATAAATAAATTGATTTTGGTTCATAACCTGTATCTGCAAAAATTGCACAATCAGGTCTAGGCAATTCTCCCTTAGCTGCCATAAGTGCCATTGTTGAGCTTTGTACTCCAGCTCCTAAACTAATAATTACTAATTTTTTTTCTCTATTTTTTTCTATCATTTAATCTCCTTTATAAATCTTTAATATCGTAAAGCTCTTTAATATCTACCTTGTAGGCAGGTGGTCTATTATGATGACCAAAGTTTGTTAATCGTTCAGGCATATCATTTAAAAAAGGAAACCAACCCATTATTGAGTATTCAAAATTTCCCTCATCAATAACCAAAACATATTTAGCTTTTTTCTCTCCTGGTCTTATCAATAGAAAATTATAATCCTTTCTTTTTTGGGATCTTATTTCTATTTGATCCTGCATATCTGAGTCTGTGTATCTTGAATATTTATCTGAATAAGAACCATTAAAATATTTATCCTTAGACTTGGCAAAGGCAACCTCAGCACAACAACCCATTATACCTAGTGCAATTGTTTTCTCAGTAGATCCTTCATAGCCATAAGAAAAGGACTTACCCATTTTTAGGTTTTCAATAAATCGCCTTGTAGCTACATCACAGGCTAATTGTACTTCAAAAGGTTCAAGTTTAATTTTCATATTTGATTACCCCAATAATCCCAACCTTTTACTTTTTGTCTAGCAAATAATTCTATTCTTGGTAAATCTCCGCATAATTCAACTATCTTATTTCTTATGATTTCTGGTTTTTTAGAATGTTCTTCTCTAGGTGAAATTACAACGCTGGAAACTGTATTTCTTACAGGTTTAACTTTACCTTTTGTTCCTAGTAAACAAATCTCACAATTAGACTTTGTGTAATATCCAATGCCAAAAAAAGGTTTGTCATTATTTTTATTGGTTTTAATCCAACTAAATCCTAAAGTTTTATATTCAAAACCCCATCTTTTAATAGTTTCAATTCCTTCTAATAATTTAGGAAAAGTAACCCACAAAAATAAATAACAATTATCATCAGCAATATTATTAATAGGTAAACTCCAAATTTCTTCTTTAGTTAAACAATCGTAATGAGCTGCACAACCACCACCAAATTTAGTTTTTTTATTATTTCTAGCATTATATTTCCAAGCAGGATCTGCATAAATAATTTGATATTTTATTGCCGGTGGTTCTATAGGAAATTTAATCATAAATTTTATATCCAATCAATAGTAGGTTTACCTTCATAATCTTTTTCCCAAATAAACCAACCAAAAGCTAACATACCACCTCCATGAGTTTTAACTCCACTATTTGGATTAGTAAAAGTGATTCGTTTTGAAAAAATATAAATTTGTTTTATTGGTGTTTCTTGAAACATTTTTTGTCTAGCAATACCTTCTAAAAATGTAATTCTACATAAGAACGCTACCTTTTTATTTACAGACTCAATAGCTTTATAAACAAAAGGTAAAGATAATTTAAAAGGAGGATTGGTAATAATATTGTCAAATTTTTTATTTGTTTGTAAAAAATCAATTCCAACATCTCCATAACCTCTGTCAATTAAATCAGAACTATAAACATTATAACCTTTATCAATTAATATTTTAGAAATAGCTCCATCTCCACAGGCACACTCCCAAACATTTCCTTCAAATTTTTCTTTTTCTAATAAAGGTAATATGCCTGAAGGTGGCGTAGGGTAAAAATCATTTTCCTCTCTAGTTTTAGTTAAATCATGTCCAGCTAATCTAAATTTAGTTTTTGATTGTGCTTGGCTTTTTGCTAATGCTTTATTTACTTGGTTCATTTTCCTCTCTTTCTTTTTTATCTAAATATTTACCTACGTTTTCAATTTTCTTTTTCCAAATCTTTAATGAATAACAATCTGGACAGTATCTTTTATCATTACATTCGATAAGTCCAGGCATAACGCAAAAATTACATTCTTTTACTTTGTCTCCCATTTCCCTAGCCCAAGTATATCCTGCCATTAATATAACTCATTTACTAATTTTTTTAGATGTGGATTATTTTTAAATATTACTATATACTGCTCCGTCAATTTAGCGGTCCTTTCCTCCCCAATCTTATTAATATCAATGTTATTGAAATCACAAATAATGTGGAACAATTCATGAATTAATGTCTTAGCAAGATTAAGATTTGATTGTTCAGGATGTATAGTTAGTAATTTCTTAGATGGTTCATACTTGGCATAACAATCCAAACAATGTTTCCAGATGACTTTTACAGTTTTTCCCTTATATTTTATCTTTCTTATTCCCATATTTAACTTATACCCATTAATAAACAATATGCAAATTATTTTGTATAGACTATTGACAAATTTTGTATAAATCATTAAAAGCAAATCAATGTTAATAAAAATAGGAAAGGAATGGTTAACTAAGGAAGAAGG